GCCTAGAGTATGAGCGGGGTTAGGTACTTACCCTAGCATTGGTGTGGCAGGTGCTGCTGCCTTTATGGACTCTCGGGGTGAGGTCGGGTCGCCTAAATGGCAATGAACGTGTAGAGTTGATAGACAAGATCGTAGGTAGTGTAAGTGGAGTCGTCGTAGAAGTAGTCGTAGAACCGGGTTTCGGACTCTCCATCCGAGGCAAGCGGGAGAGTGTACGTCACCGAGCTAGGGACGCTAGTGTTGAAGTTCTGGGAGAACCGATGTAGATGCGAACCCATGCTGGGTGGCGAGACTATCTCGATGTAGCCGTCGGCGTTTGCCGAGCCAGTGTGGTTAATTGTGTACTGGTAGGTGAGGGAGAGAAGGTAGTTTCCATATGGGAGTATGATCCCAGTACCACTCATGTGGGACCGAAGGTCCAATGAGTCGGAACCACCAACGGGGACCTCAAGTGAGGCCGTGTTGACAAAGTTGAGGGTTGTCAAGGCCCGGGTGGAAAGCTGGGTCGTCTCAACCAGGTAACTAACCTTAGCGGAGATGGGGAATGGGATTTGTGACTGCTGCGATCGGAGCTCAATGGTGTAGTTGACCCATATGTCTCCCACTTCGGATGAGGGGCAGCCATTCGTGGCGTAAATCAGACGGGCGGGGTCATAAATGGACTTGTCCCCGGCGACAGGGCCACGCCTGATTTTCTTGTATTGGATGCCAGCGAAGGCCTGACGGACTGCGAGTGAGATGCCGGTCTTGTCCCAGACTCTTTGTTGGGTGACAGTCTGGAACGTGGCCATCTGATTCTGTGTGGTGGGAGGAGGGTCCTCGGGGTCGTAGTCGAAAGCGAGGAAGATGCTTCCGGAGGTATCAGTGCCATGGTTAGGAATGTACATTACCTCGAACTTGTGGAACTTGTACTTTTCCCAACCCTTGGATTGGGTACTGAGCCAGGGATAGGTGGCGACTAGTCCAGGGTTTATGTCGATGGCGACGGCGGTGAACGATGCCGTGCCAGTGACACTGCGAACAAATTCCTGGCCAGATATGATGGTGCCTCCTTTCACGCTGCGTACCTGCGGAGGTTTCTTCGCAACGACGAACGATTTTGCGGCTGGGGCCCGCGTAGTGGTGACAGCCAGCTTATGGGACTTGGCTTTGGTTTGGGATTTCCTCCTTGGGGTAGTCATGGGGATGGTGGGTTGTTTGGTGTTTTGGGATTTTGGGGGGTTTGTTGCCGGAGATGGTTGCTTGAGGTAGCTGGCTAGTAAGCTGGAACCCAATGCGCCCAAAGCAGTAGCAGCTTGAATTGCGCTTCGGTTCTGGGGTGGTCTGAGTGCTTTGTTTGCCTTCACACCAGCTGTGTAAAGTCCAAGACCGGCCAATTGGGAAAGGGGGGTGTCTTCAATGATCTTATCAACAATCTTATGAACATCCATTACGTTTTCAAGGGCGCGACTTTGCCCTAGAGTCCAACGGACTCACTAAATAGCCTCAAGCGCCTTCTCGCCCGCGAATTTCGCGGGCTGAGTAAACGTGAGGCGTTTCAGCGCGGCCTTACCAGGTCGGCCCTTAGTGGGGTCCCCAGCCATGAATCTCCCACCCCTACCCCTACCGATCGCGCCTAACCACTGGCCATCCCTACGAGGAGGCTTGGGTGGAACGGGTGGGGGTTTGGTGGCCGCGGGCTTGACGCCCGTCGGAGCTTGGCTGGATTCCCCCTTCTTAGGGGGGGGCTGTATGGGGACTGCATCCACTATGGGGCTGGCATCTGGAGCAGGTGGCGCGCCGAGATTATTTGGTTTTGGGGGGGGAGCCGGGACTCCCCCCTTGGGCTCACCGCCGGAGGCGGGGCCCTGTGTGCCCGGGGCACCCTTCTTGTTCCTCTTCCGAACACGCTTCTTCTTCGCATTTTCGTTTCTTTCCTTGACCTTCTCCTTTATCTGATCTAAGTCCACATGGTTGACAACGTCCGGAAGTAGGGTGGGTCCGAACGGCGCTTTCTCAACCCAGACAGCGAACTGTTCCTTGGTAGTTATGCCATCCAATTGATCTGACAAGAGACACAAGTCTTCTGTAGAGGTGCCAAGGTTCCGAGCGACATGCTCAAGGAAATTCGTCCCCGTCGGGTCGACATTAGGGTAGACCGACGGGGACGTGTACCAGGGAGTGGCGTACTCCTTGGCCGCTGGGGAGAACTCCGTGTCCATCTCAGTGATCCGCAGCATGCACTTGAGGTAGTTGCTCCAAAAAGCGGTGTTTGGATCATGGCGTAGGTAGCCAGAACAACGCGCTCTGATGATGGACCACCCATGATCAGGGTGGTTTTTCGACACCACAGGGAGCTTACTCAGTGCGCGCCTAACGTTAACAAACGAAGACGGGTCTGGTAGCGACGGATAGTACCTATTGAGAAAGGTGACAACGGGGGAGATCTCAACCTTGCAGTTGTAATTGAAACGTTTGAGCGAAGTTTCCATGTGTTGGAGGACTGTTGCATCACCGACAACGTCATCGCCGAATTCCATAGAGCAGGACCAAGCTAGGTCTGGAGGATAAGCCAGCTGTCTTGCAGCAACGAAAACGAGGAACTTGACATCGATACTATCGAATACCGTGGTTCCAGGTTCTCCAGAAGGCTGAGAGCCGTCAACTTCCACCATCCCGACAGGGGTCTTGGTGGATTTCTTCCATACTTGCTCGTAGAACCCGTCCGCCTCACCATGGAAGGCTTGGCGGACGACTTGGCGCTTGACGTGAAGGTTGTAGTCTGATGAGCTGCCGTCTTGCTTGGAGATGTCTGAGGACGCTATGTCGAACTTCTCTTCGATGCCTCGTCGTGCAAATGCAGACAAGGCTTCGGCGGTAGTTAAGGCATCTCTGCCCGACATGAAGGTGCTCCCAGGAGCATCCTTATAAGCGCGCTGGAGGGAGATAGTGTATCTCGACCACCAATACCGTATGCAGTTGTCTACATCGGTAATACACCTCTTTGCAGAGTTGCTAGCAGCAGCAACATCAGGCTTGGGAAACATAACGTGGGGTCCGCTTGGGATGGGGAGAGCCTCGTACTCAGAGACTTTCCGAACTTGCGCTGGCTTTGCCTGCTCCTTGTACTCCTCAATGGTGAGGGGGACGAGGGCGCTGTCTTTGCCGGGCATATATTCAAGGAACTCGGACAGGTACACGTCATGGTCTGGATCCCAGGGACGGTCGGTCGCAACGTCTAGAATCCTCTCCTCAATCCCGCGGGCGAGAGCCTCCTTTGAGTTGGTATGTGTGTAGGGTCCACCCTTTGCCGTGAGAATAACGAGCGGGTGTACACAGTAGTGGTCTGGAGGGCAGTCGCCGATCTGGGAGTTTGTGGATACGTCCTCAAGTGTTGGCACCAAACCCACAAGGGGTGGCACTGTAGCGGAGAATGTCGTAGGTGTGCTCTGTATTGCCTCCAAAACGAAGGTGGCAGTGGACGAGTTCACCTGCAACTCGTGCTCGATGTAGGGGAGAGTGAGTTTGTTCTTACGCCTCAAAGCCTCAAATCGATAAGCATCGACTTCAAACTTTGGCGCGTGTCCCACTCCTTGAGCATAGAACTTGTACTTCTTCTGACTGAGGTCATAGAAGCACGCTGTACCGCTGGGCAGTATCGGCTGAATCCGGCGAAGGGGGTTACAGCCTGAAACTGACTTGAGGAGTTGCCTATCCACGCATCCAGAGAAGATCCGCGAGGAAGGAACGAGAAGGGCTAAGAAATGGTCAGAATTTTCGTCGAGTCGCATCTGATGAACCGTGTACGTGCAGCCGTACCACCAATCCGGAAGATACCATGGCGCCCACTGGTGATAGAAGACGTCCACTCCGAAGTCCCACACTTCTTCTTCCGAATCAGCGCCGCTACGCACCTTCGATCGCATCAAATGTTTGTCGCCCCGCTTCACCCAGCTGACCTCATTCTCACCGCTATCGGAGGCGGTGATTGGATTCTGGTAGTAGACCAGAACCGGATTGTTGCCAGTGAGGTACTTGTCCAACGATTCCTTGTACTGCCCCGAGTCTATGAGGCAGATTAGGTCACAATCTCTATGTTTCCGTGAGACTGGACGCTTACTAAGGTCGCGGATAGTATATGTGCTTCCTGATCCACTGAAGCCACATTTCCGCAGTTTAAAATCGTTAGGTACAGTTCCCTCCGCGATGTGCTTGCGCTCATCGGTTGACGCACTGTCCATAAAGAGGTCAACTCTTTGGTGAAGGTCTTCTTCGACCTTGCTCGCCCAATGATCAGCAATAGCCCCACATAATCTGCGGGCCTTGCGGCGGTGCAAAGCAAGGTTTCCGTGACCATGGCTTCTCTGCGCTGACAATCCATCAAACAAGTCTGCACGAAAAGGTTTTCGCGCGGTCTTGATGAGGTCATTGCAGCAGTCGAGGAACTTGGCACGTTTTCCGTTGAAGGCAAGGTGGTTTGACAAGAGTTCTCTATAAATAACTTCC